AGACAATGAGGATTACATGAAACGGCGCCGTGCAGCCAACAAAGCAGGCTATACCGGCCGCGAAACCAAAGCCGGCACATGGAGAGTTTTTAAAGATGGCAACGCAGTGGCAGCAGCAGGACCATTCAAGTCAGCTGATGAAGCCGCTGCATGGATCAAAAAGCACAAACAAGGAATCACAGAGATGGACAAATCACAGACTCCCCCAGGACGCGATACCGGTCCTCGCTCGGGCCCAGAGAAAATAGCAAAGCCAATAACACCAGAAAAAATGGTCACACACGCGCTTGATGTGCTGGCCAAATCAATGGCCAAAAAAGATGACAAGAAAAAAGATGTTAAAGAATCCAACACACTCATGATCAAACTCAAACGAGCCTTGGTCCGAGAAGGCCGTGTGAAAGAATTGGCCGATGATCTCAAAACCATGTCAGACGCTGACTTCATGAAGAAATACGGCAAGGCCAAGGCTGCGATCCGTAAGGATATGAAACGAGTGGACGAGGCAACTCCTGCGATGCCAGCAGCACCCGCTGCTCCTGCTGCACCTACTGCCCCGCAGAGCAATCGTCAGTATTCCAAAACATACAATGCCCAGACCAAGACTTGGACTACCAACGCACCTGCTGCTAATCCAATGAGCCAGGATCCTGCACAGAGAGCAGTAGGAAAACAAATTGCGGCAAATAATGCAGCATCGAGTTCAGATATCGACGACTCTGACCCAGGGGCATATGATTTTGATCATTGGGTAGACAATGGCATGGGATCTGCTACACCAATTCTCAAATCTGGTGTTATACAGAACTTGTTTACAAAACCTTTAAATCAAGTGCCACCGGGTGCCAAGATTATACCAAAGTATGATACCTATCAACAACAAGGTGAATATGCTTACCCTGTTATAATGGGAGGCATAGACCAGGCATTTAAAGTACGCTTAGATCAAGTGCCCAAGGGCGCTAAGATTGTACCAATGCCAACCCCGGGCGGTAACTTATACAAAGACCTGTCAGGATCACAACCAGCAGCAAAGCCAGCAACACCTGCGGCTCCTGCACCAGTTAGCGAACGTAAAGGTACAAGGAGACTGGGCGAGGCCAGGACCGATTATACCCCTGAAGAAATGGCAGACATGTTGAGTGGTAAGAGAAGTCAAAAGCAAATAGATGCCGATGCTGAACGCACACGCGGACCAAACAAGGCTCCTCCAACAAAAGAAAGCACACAGTCTCGGGCCAAACGACTCAATGAGAAATTGGCCGCCAGCGATACCCTTGCTGCCGGTCCCGGAATCAGTCGCTTGGGCAAAAAAGATATGGAGCCCAAACTTGATTTCCGTACTGGACTTGATGTTGGAGATGACGAGTCCGAATTTTTTGAACCCGATGTCCGGATCGGTAAGCCCGTTGAACCCGATAAAGCAGACACTGACGCATTCATGTCAGCAGTTGATTCGTATGGGGAACAAAACCCATACATGCAGTCCTGGGGAGGCAAATATGCAGACCAGGACACCAGGATCGCACCACTAAGGCCCGGCGAATTCAATGTCGGGGGCACCACTTGGAGGCGTGTCGAGGATCCTGCTGCTGCACCGGCAAAAAAAGAAGTTCAATGGATACCTTCCAGCGAGGCTGACTCAATAGCCAGTTGGAAGGCAAATAATCCCGGCAAGTCCGCAGCGGATTGGGGACCAGCGTCGATTCCAGCAGCCAGCAAGTCTTCAGCAGCCGGTGGCGCACCCAAAACAAGATGGAATGTGTTTACACACGAAATAGAGAAACTTGATCCTCGAACAGGAACCTGGACAAAGATGTCGGACGGATCAGGTGCCAATCCTAACATTGATGCTGCCACAAGAGATCGTGCTCGTGCCTGGGCAGCACAACAAAACGCACCCGGTGCTGCCTTGGCCGGAGCCATGCGTTCTTCGGGCAAGCCAGTTGACACTGCCAAAAGCAAAACAGATTGGAAAACTATTTACAATCTCAACAAGTCCATCATTGGCGATAATCCAAACTCAATCAAGCCCGGAATGAAATTGAAGATGCCCAATGGATCCACATATCGTGTTCAACCCGGAGACAATCTGAGCAAGATTGCTGCCAATCAAAGTAGCATCAACGAACAATCAGCACTACCCCCGGATCAAGCTGCAAGACTTGCACCATACCTTCAGAAGGGTGCCGACGGATCACAATACTACAACTTGCCTACTACAAATCCTGGCGAAACTGGCGCAACCATGGGTCAAACCAATATAAGCCCAGCAGCATTAGCACAGATCAAAAGTCCACAAGGACAGCAAGGAATCATCAAGCAGCTATTGGCAATGACTGAACCGAAGAATGCGGTTCCCCAGTCAACCACAACCGCTACAGATGTCAGTGGTCAATATTCAGGTGGGCTTGAAGAACTCAGTACCAACCAACTGGCTCGATACAAAACAGCCGCGGCAAAGGATGCCCAAGAAGCCGACAAGGAAGGCGATTTCAAACGTGGTGACAAACGCTTTCACGGCATAGTACAAGCCACAAAGAAACAGTTTGATAACGATGCCAAACAGGTAGACGAAAGCCGTGCTGCTCGTAGAGCACTCATGGCTCGTATTGTAAACCACCGTTGAGTTAGCCAAAAACTCTTGTGATTGTCGCACACAGTTGTTATACTGTGTTTTTACTGGAGGTACTCAATGAAAACATTCAACGGCGATCAAAAGATCAAACTCACACAACTCATCAACGAAGGCATGCAGGTCATGCACGAAGTGGACACACTCAGTGCCGGACTCAATGATACTATCAAAGCCATCGCCGAGGAACTGGAGATCAAACCTGCTGTGCTGAAGAAAGCCATCAAATTGGCACACAAGGCCGAGTTTGGTAAAGCCAAACAAGATCACGAACAGTTAGAAACTATTCTAGAAACTGTTGGCAAGACTCTATAAATATTGCTTTCAACAGCAACGAGTCGCTCACGATACGAGCATGAATCACGGCTTACCGGCCATAAACGGAGACTATGAAAAATTTAAGATCAATTACCTTTTGTTTCGACCATTCACATTGGTTGACTAATGATTATGTGTACGGCACCGTGCCTATTCGAATAAAAGAATGGGCCAATCGTCTGTATCCGCATCGATACAAAGTTGATCCCTATTGGCATGATAACGGGTTCCATGTTACTTTTACCAATGTGCCTAAATCTTTTGCGATGTGGGCTTTGCTTTCGGCCCCATCAACCACAGTCGTCGAACAGGTTGAATTTGCGCCAATACATCCCGACGTACTGCCGTTGTTTGATTTTGGTGACGACGAATGAGTTACGTCGATGCACTTTATGATCGAGCCCACGATCGCATACATGTGGTTGAAAGGAAAAACGGCGAAAGAGTCTATCGCGAATATCCGGCCAACTATGTTTTCTACTACGACGACCCCCGAGGCAAGTTCCAATCAATCTACGGCACACCTGTATCAAGATTCTCCAGTAGAAACAACAAAGAATTCCGCAAAGAAGTGCGGATGCATTCTGGCAAGAACATCTACGAATCGGATATCAATCCTATCTTCCGCTGTTTAGAGGACAACTACAAAGGTCAGGATGGTCCCCGACTACACACAGCATTCTTCGACATTGAAGTAGACTTTGATCCCGAACGCGGATTCTCACCTGTAAGCGATCCATTCAATCCAGTCACAGCCATAAGCATCTACATGGATTGGCTAGATCAGATCGTCACACTTGCTGTGCCACCTAGACACATGAGCATGGAGACCGCGCAAGATATCGCCAATGAATTCACCAACTGTTTTATGTTTGAAAAAGAAGCAGACATGCTGAAATCATTCTTGGACTTGATCCAAGATGCAGATATCCTTACCGGATGGAATTCAGAAGGCTATGACATACCTTATACTGTAAATCGCATCAGTAGAGTGCTATCCAAGGACGACACACGGCGTATGTGTTTGTGGAATCAATTCCCCAAGCAACGCATGTTCGAACGATTTGGTGCAGAGAACGAAACCTTTGACTTGGTGGGGCGGGTGCATATGGACTATATGCAACTGTATCGCAAATACACTTACGAAGAGCGGCACAGCTACAGTCTGGATGCTATTGGTGAATACGAAGAGATTGGTCGCAAGACTGCATTTGAAGGCACCTTGGATCAACTTTACAATCAGAACTTCAAGACCTTTATTGATTATAATCGCCAGGACACAATGTTGATAGGCAAGCTGGATAAGAAACTGCGTTTCTTGAGTCTAGCCAACACCCTGGCACATGAGAATACCGTGCTATTGCAGACCACAATGGGTGCAGTGGCAGTGACTGAGCAGGCCATCATCGTGGAAGCTCATGAGCGTGGTATGGTAGTTCCTAACCGTAAAGAAAGACTCTCAGATGAAGACACGCAAGCCGCAGGTGCCTATGTTGCTTATCCCAAAAAAGGTATCCACGAATGGATTGGTTCCATCGACATCAACTCGCTCTATCCCAGTGCTATTAGGGCCCTCAACATGGGTCAAGAAACCATCGTCGGCCAACTTCGGCCCGTAATGACTGATAGGCTGATCAAGGACAAGATGGCCAAGGGAGATAGCTTTGCTGCTGCTTGGGAAGGATTGTTTTCTACCTTGGAATACACAGCCGTGATGGAACAACAACGCGGCACTGAGATTACCATAGATTGGCAGGATGGCGCAGAGACTGTGCATTCAGGTGCTGAGATATGGAATATGATATTTGATTCAAATCAACCTTGGATCTTGAGTGCCAATGGAACCATTTTCACTTACGAAAAAGAAGCAGTGATCCCTGGCTTGCTCAAGCGTTGGTATGCAGAACGCAAGGACATGCAAAAGAAAGCCCGAGAATACGAAGGCAAAGACGATGTGCAGTTTGAATACTGGGACAAACGTCAACTGGTCAAGAAGATCAACTTGAATTCATTGTATGGTGCCATCTTGAATCCGGGCTGTAGATTCTTTGACAAGAGAATTGGTCAGTCAACCACACTAGTGGGACGCACCATCGCCCGGCACATGGATGCCTATGTGAACGAATGCATCACTGGTGAATATGACCATGTGGGTAAAAGTATCATCTATGGTGACACAGATTCATGTTACTTCAGTGCTTGGCCCATGTTGGAGAAAGAAGTTGCCGAAGGTCGTATGGAATGGTCGGCAGAAACCTGCATCGCATTGTATAACTCCATAGCAGACCAAGTGAATGAATCTTTCCCGGGCTTTATGGAGCAGGCTTTCCATAGTCCAAGAGAGATGGGATCAGTGATCCGCGGCGGTCGAGAGATTGTGGCACGAACTGGCTTGTTCATTACCAAAAAGCGTTATGCTGTGCTATACATCGACAAAGAGAACAAGCGTGTGGATGTGAATGGCAAGCCGGGCAAGGTCAAGGCCATGGGCCTGGACTTGAAACGATCAGATACACCTGTGATTATTCAAGAGTTCCTGAGCGAGATTCTAAATAAGGTACTAACAGGAACACAGAGAGAAGAGATCGTGGCACGCATAAGAGAGTTCAAATATGTATTCATGGAGCGGCCAGGCTGGGAGAAGGGCAGTCCCAAGCGTGTGAACAACTTGACCAAGTACGGCAAGGCGGAAGAACGCGAAGGCAAAGCCAACATGCCCGGACATGTGCGAGCAGCCATGAACTGGAACACCTTGCGTAGGATGAATTCCGACAACTATTCAATGCAGATCGTGGATGGAATGAAGACCATCGTGTGCAAACTCAAAGGCAACGCATTAGGGTGGACAAGTATTGGTTATCCTACAGATGAAATGCACTTGCCGCAATGGTTCAAGGATTTGCCGTTTGATGATGGCGGGATGGAAGCCACAGTGGTAGATCAAAAGATCGACAACCTCTTGGGTGTGCTGGGATGGGATTTGAAATCCAGCACCAACACAGCCAACACATTTACCAGTTTATTTTCTTTTGAATGAAACTCAGCGACCTAGTCCGATATCTAAATCATCTAGACACCCTCAGTGTACGAGATGCCATGATCACTTCCATGAAGGAAGTAACAAAGATTACTCATACTGTGCAGCATAGCGAAATACAGTCCGGCGATCGTGCAGCCACGTTGATATCAATACAAGAGAACTTAGAAATAACTCTAAGGCAATACGAAGAAGAATTAAAAAAACTTCGCAAAGATGTGCAGACGTTGATTGAAAAAAACGAACCAGGATATTTCAATGAAAGTTCAACTCGCTATCAACGGAACATGCGTTCCGACTCGCCGGACTGGATAATACAACGAACTCGAACTGTGGATAATGAGAATGAAAAACTTCTGAAAGATCGGATAAACACTCATTCCAATTGGCAACATCCGGGCATGGTGATCCGTCCTGCACAGAGTCCTGGGTTAGATAGTTTGGTAGCATTTGATCCGTTGTATATGGTAGATACACATGAAGATCTACTGAGTCCAATAAAATCCATGTTCACCCCAGAGTACCAACGTAGACTGAGATATTATGTTATCAAAGAGTACACCGAGCACGATATCTTTGTCAATCTGCCAGCAAACCAGTTTGGGTTGGTTTACGCATTCTATTACTTTGATTTCAAACCATTAGAGATCATACAGAAATATTTAGATGAAGTGTTTTTGTTGTTGAAACCCGGTGGTATTTTTTTATTCAGCTTTAACGATTGTGACCAATGGAGGGCTGTGGGATCCGCAGAACATCATTTTCACTGCTATACCCCCGGAAGGTTGATTCTCCAGCATGCTCAAAAAATAGGTTACGAAATAGTATATACCCATGTTGCATTACTTGGAACAACATGGGTGGAACTAAAAAAACCCGGTGTGCTCAACAGCATTCGAGGAGGGCAAGCCGTAGCCAGCGTTTTTAACAACCCGCCTGCCATACAACAAGATATCACTCCAGAAAACATTGACAAATCCACCACAGTTCTCTATAATGAATTAGACTTAGACCAGTTGATTGAGTTGGCAGGAATTCTGAATGTAGATATCAGTGAAGACAAAACCAAACGCAAATTCAATATTAAAAAGGTACGCAGAACTATTTCTGCATATCTAGAAATGATGAATTATTCCGAAGCAACACTTCGACAACTTTTTACTCAAAGGAAAAAATAAATGAAAGACCATCTCTTAGACCTAGTACAACACACTTACGATCTCGGCTGTATTGACCTGATCAAAGTAATCGGAACTGATGCAGAAACCTCAGTCACTGCTGTGGCCGAGGACAAATCTGTGATCCTGGAAGCCAAGTTTGCCAATCCCGTGGCAGACTTTATCGGAACATTTGGCATGCCCAACCTGGGCAAAGTCAAGACCTTGCTGAACCTGCAGGAATATCGTGAGGATGCTAAATTGACCATCACTCGTCGTACCACTGGAGAACCCGATGGTATCACATTTGAAAACAAGGCCAGCGACTTCCGCAACAACTACAGATTTATGTCTAGTGAAATCGTAAACGACATACTCAAGACTATTAGATTCAATGGTGCTACCTGGAACATCACTTTCGAACCCACTGTGGCTGCTATCCAACGTCTCAAGATGCAAGCACAAGCCAACAGTGAAGAACCAATCTTCCAAGTCAAGACAGAAAACAAAAACTTGAAGTTTTTCTTTGGTGATCACTCTACCCACAGTGGTAACTTTGTTTTCCACCCTGATATCACAGGCACACTCAAGCACACATGGTCATGGCCAGTTGCACAGGTCATGAACATCTTGAGTCTCACAGGTGACAAAACCATGCAGATCTCCGACAGCGGCTGTATGCAAATCACAGTGGACAGCGGACTGGCTGTTTACAACTATATCTTACCTGCACAAACCAAGTGATCACCCAACTAGCAGATCGTGGATATGGATATGGTTCAGGAATCCTGAGTCCTGTCCAGGATCGCTTTATAGTCAATATACCAAAAAATGCCAGCAGCTATCTGTTGGATTGGAGCAATCATCATGGATGGACTGCGGCAGAGATCAGCAACACTGATTATCCACAAAAATTACAACAAGTGATCGTGGTTCTGCGCGATCCAATGCAACGATGGATATCAGGAATCGCACAATATCTCACTGGGTATGTATTGAATGTCACCGGCGCGTACAGTTGGGATACAGGTCCAGGCCCAGATGATCAGCAGATATCAGCTGACGAATTTATCAAAGAATATAATCAAGTAGTGGAGAGACTGTTGTTCGACAATCTTGCAAGATTTGATGATCATGTGTGGCCACAATGCGAATTTTTCCAAGATCTCCTACCACATGTACCAAGAAAATTCTTTTACATAGATCAGAATCTTGACAGCAATATCAGTGATCATCTGGGGTTCTCTCTAATACCTGGACTAGATCGTAATCATAAAGATACAAATCCAGACACCAGCAAAATTCAGCAATTCATTCAAGCCCGTCTAAATACCCGTCCAGAGCTAGTAGAACGTGTGCGACGTGCTTACGCTCAAGACTATAAAATAATACAACAGGTATTCAACCAATGACACAAGACAATCTCACAGCCAAGCAGAACGACTATGCTGTGTTCCTGCCAGCCATCTCCGGCTTCTATGCCACATTCATAGGCAAACAACGCAATGAACACTATGTAGATCCTGCTAGACTGCCTGCAGGACTCACAGACATGGAACAGATGAACTGGCTCAACAGCCAAAAAGCATTGTTCCCATATCGTTGGAGTCTGTATTCAGGTGGGCATGCCAACTTGGATCTCACCAAGCAGGATTGGTCAGAGGACATGGTTCGCAATAGAGAACCGGGCAGTTTTATCTTGGGTGACTCTGGTGGATTCCAGATTGCCAAGGGCTTGTGGGAAGGCGACTGGCGTGCCAACTCAGGCTGTGCAAAGGCACAGAAGAAGCGAGCCGCTATCTTCACCTGGTTGGACACACTCAGTGACTATGGAATGATCTTGGATATCCCAACCTGGGTGATCCATGACAAGAAAGCCAGTGCTGCATGCAAGATTACCACGCTGCAAGAAGCAGTGGATGCTACCAAGTTCAACAATGAATACTTCATGGCACACCGTAAGGGCAAAGACAACGGCGGTGCCAAGTTCCTGAATGTGTTGCAAGGCGACAATCACACTTCAGCAGAGCAATGGTATCAGACCATGAAGCACTACTGTGATCCACAACAATACCCGGGCAAACACTTTGATGGGTGGGCCATGGGTGGTCAGAACATGTGCGATGTGCATCTTGTGCTCAAACGACTGGTGGCGTTGAGACATGACAATCTGCTGCAAACGGGCTTGCATGATTGGATGCACTTCTTGGGCACATCAAAGTTGGAATGGGCTGTGCTACTCACCGTGATTCAAAGGGCAGTTCGTAAGTATGTGAACCCACAGTTTACGATCTCCTTTGATTGTGCCAGCCCATTCCTCGCCACTGCCAATGGGCAGGTGTATCATCACATTGACTTGCCGCACAACGACAAGTGGTGCTACAGGATGAGTCCCATCGCAGATGACAAGAAGTACAGCACAGACACACGGCCCTACGGACAAGCTGTGGTTGCAGATGGATTGGTCAATCACTTTGATGAAAGTCCACTGAGTAAATTGTTTACCATGAAGGATATTTGTATCTACCGGCCCGGTGATCTCAACAAGATCGGCAAAGAAGGCAAGACATCGTGGGACTCATTCTCGTATGCATTGCTGATGGGGCACAATGTTTGGATGCATTTGGAAGCGGTGCAACGGGCAAATCGTGAGTTTGACTCCGGAAGTTATCCCAGGATGATGAGAGATTCAAAAGGCGGTCACGAACGATTCGCAGACATCGTGGAATCCATATTTGCCACACCGGATCGTGCTGAGTCCGAGGCCATCATTGAAAACTACAGCAGGTATTGGATGGATATCATTGGCACACGCGGATTCAAAGGCAAGAAAACGGTCAATGCCAACACCATGTTCAATCAGTTATTCGATGTGGTAGAGGTTGACACTGACCCCGAAGATCTGTTAAACTCTAAGGCACTACAACAACTTGAGCACGATCAGATTAAATGACCGCCAAGATTCGACCAAACCTAATTTCTGCAATGTGGGATGTGAATCATGCCCCGGGATTTAAAAATCTATTAGTCAATGGTGATAGTTTTACTTTTAACAACAGTGATGTTCACTGTTGTACCTGGCCGTACTATCTAGCAGATTCCATTGGGCTTGACTTTGATCAGATTTACGATTGTTCACAAAGTGGTGGCGGAACCGGGCACGTACTGTACAGTACCATCAATGAGATTGAAACAAACAAAAATCTATCACCTGAATCCACATTGGTGATCGTGATGTACTCGGGCCTGCATGGAACCGATGTAATCGCACAACAAAGTATCACAAAAAAATGGCACCATATGTCGAACTACTGTTTCAATGATGAATTGGCCACATTATCATTGTTTAGAAAAGTTGATGATCCGGAAAACGGATTGGGTAAATTATGCAACCTCTACGCAGACACGATCGGTAAAACAGAACAGATCTATCAGAGCTGTCTAAATATTATCGCACTCAAAAACTATCTCGACAACAAGAATTTTAAATTTATTTTTACCAGTAGGAGAAATCCAAATTTAGATTTGGCACTGGTTGACAACCAACTGTCAGATCAAGTAAAATCAATGTTCAATCAAGACTTGGAATACATCGGAGATTGGACCAAAGAAAGAAACTTGTCAATACCGGGCGATGGGCACCCTACTCCTGAAGGGCATATCCAATGGTGTCGACAACAATTACTACCTTTTTTACTAACAAACAAATTTGTTATTGCCAAGGATATGCACAATGAATAGACAAGGTCATGAGGATGTGGCATTCTTCCACGGCACAGAAGTAGAGCACACGCCCGCATTTGGCAGAAAGACATTGTTCGTGGTAGGTGTTCAGACCAAAGCGGACATCGTCCGGCACATGCAGGGCAGCGGGCACATCTACTTTGGTGCTAACCAGAGTTTTCCCAATCCAGATATAAATGATGCTGCTGCGTGGAAACCTTGGGAGGACATGATCCGGCAATTCCTGGATCTCGACTATCTATGCACCTTGGATATAGATGTTCGATGTGCGGAAGGCCTGCTGGAATCAGGATTGTGTGAATATCGCAACTTCATTCCTATGATCTCTGTAAAACTGCCTTACATACGGCAACTGGGCTACAACGCCACACTCAAACTGGATGACAAAGACTTTGCTGCTACCAACCCTGGCGTTTGGTGCCACAGCATACACGACTTACAAAATTGGGATCACTTCACTGACTGGTCTAAATACTCCAAGGATGAAACATTATGACATCGTGGCTTGAGCGACTTGGTGCTTGGAAAGAACAACAAGATGGTCGCCCAGCCTTGGAGTTTTATACTATACTTGAGAGAGATAAAAACTCATTGGTTATAGCACTTGGGGACAGTTGGACTTGGGGCGACAGTCTCGACCCTGAAACTAGAGAACAAGAAATTTATGGTCGATTGTTAGCTGATCATTACGATGCTGATTTTATCAATGTGGGATGCCTTGGATGGTCCAATAGTTGGGTACTGCACACAGCGAAATTTATACTGAGTGAACTTGAAAAAAATAACAAGTATGAAAAAATTTATGTGGTCATCACACTGACTGAAACAGCTAGAGATCTTACCAGTTCGAAATCTTTTGATTTTCATCTCAGCAGAGATCGAGATCGACCTTTTTTACATGAAGACTATCAAAAAATATTAGACGAGATTGAACAGCATTGGATGTCACAGATCAACTCTCTACTAGAATCAGCAGATGACAAATTCACTTTTTTTATTGGACAAAATTTTGTTTGGCATCCAATGTATGACACTTTGAAGAGCATGCCCATAGTGACCACAGATGTCAATTGGATCGAAGTGCTGGCAGACTATCAGAATCTGCCAAGGCCAGTCAGGACCAACCTTGGCACAGGATGGATCTTTGATATATTCAAAGAAGTCAATAAGATCTTGGAAATCAATGACACAACTGTATATAAAAATTTTGTCATGCCTTTGATAGACAAAGCAAATGACTTAAACAAGTGGTTGGATCAAAGTCAATTGAATTCTAAAAAATCGTCTAAGCATCCAATCAAAAAAGGGCACGAACTGTGGGCGGCGCATATCATAGAAAAAATTTCATCATATAACAAGGGTCAAGCATTATGAATCAAAGAGAACAATCATTAGTAGAACAACAACATCGCGTTCGCCAACACGCGAATCGCAAGATCTGGGTCACATTTCGCAAAGAAGGTATCCATAAATATCCAGCTGCTGCTACAGATCCGCAGTTGGCCACCGGAGATGAATATGATGTATCGTTCCTTGCTAGTGCTCATCGTCACATGTTTCATTTCCGGGTGTGGATCGATGTGTGGCATAATGACCGGGACATCGAGTTCATCCAGTTCAAACGATGGCTCGAGAATCTGTATCGTGATAGCACTCTCAGTCTAGACTACAAAAGTTGTGAAATGATGGCAGATGATCTTTACGATCAGATTGCCGCAAGATATCCCGACCGTACAATCTGGATCGAGGTGGCCGAGGATGGTGAGAACGGCGCCTTGATACAATACAATCTCACCCAACCCGCTCAATCAATCAAACTCTAAGAGGAAACTATGGCCAAGCCTACAATCAAACACAATCCCCGCACAGAACAAACTCTGGACGATCTCGATCAATACCGCGAGTTCTGCGTGGATTATGGTTACAAATTCAACGAGGCGGACTTGTATAACTTCCGCAGTTATGCATTCCAACAATTCAACAAACACAGCCAGGGCAAACCGGCCAAGAACATGTGGGACGAAGACACACGCCGCCTAGCAGGATACCGCGCATGAGGAAACTGTATTACATGGGGTTAGAGCCATACAAGGCTCGTTACACCCTGCAACTGCAAGATTGGAATACTGCGGTGTTTGATGCTCGTGGGCTTGACTATGTTGTAGTGCCCGGCGAAACACTCAGCAATGACCAAGCCATCGTCACAGGACAGGTGCTGGATGCACATGGACGCACATACTTTGGTATGAGCCAGCTGATGAACTTGATCCGCATGATGAAAGCAGGAGAACTAAACCATGAAGATGTGGTCTACTTTGAGGACATGTTTCAGCCCGGCATCGAGAGCCTACCTTATATTATGGATCAAATTGATCCTGGCCTTCGTCCCCGTATTTTTGTGCGGTGTCTTGCTCAGTCCATTGATCCTGATGATTTCGTTCATGTGTGGGGAATGGC